CATTGTGCTAGTATATTCAATGACTATTTTGGTCAGTTTGAAAGAATAGACCAATACATGCGTGACCAGAAAATGGCTCAGATTGAAAGTCTGCCTACTTCACTTCCTGGTATGGGGTTTGATAGTGATATGTTTGATGATTTCACTATGTCACCACAGGTTATGGATTTACAAGTTGTAGAACTAGACAATCATACATGGGACACCTGTATTAATATGATTTCAAGTCATAGTAATATGACAAGTATTCCAGGTAAGACTTTAAAACTTGCAGTAAAAGAAATGAACACAGGCAAGTATGTTGGTTTTATGAGATTTGGTTCTCCAGTTATTAACTGTAAACCTAGAAATGATATGTTAGGTAATGTACCTGATTTAAAAGTATTTAACAAGACTGCTATTATGGGTTTTGTAATTGTACCATGTCAACCATTTGGTTTTAATTATCTTGGTGGTAAATTATTGGCTGGTCTATGTTGTTCACATCAAGTAAGAGAGATGTTGAATAAGAAGTATGACATGAACTTGGTGTTATTTGAAACTACATCTTTGTATGGTAAAACAAAAGGTGCCTCAATGTATGACGGCATGAAACCATTTTTAAGATACAAAGGTAATACAATGTCAGATTTTATTCCTATGTTACATGGCAAACCATACCTTGACATGGTAAAATATGTTGAAGATATTATTGGTAAAGGTGAACTAGTACCAGAGGGTGCTTCAAGTCGTAAACTTAAAATGACCACAGGTATTATTGGTTTAGTAAAGAAAGCATTAGACGGTGATGACCTTAAAAATTTCAATACTACAATTACAAATGCTAAAAACCTTACTGAACAAAAAAGATATTATGCAAGTAATTATGGTATAGAAAATTTTATAGACATTGTAAATGGTAAGACACAAGATATAGTAAAGGCACCAAACTATGACAGATACCATGACAATGAAATTATAGAATGGTGGAGAAAGATGGCAACAAAAAGATTTGACAATCTAAATAAGGATGGTCGTTTACGAAATGACCTAGAAGTGTGGACAAAAGATAGTGATATTGATATTATCAGATGACGCTTGACAATTATGAACAAATGGTGTATATTATACAAAACTAAGGAGAAATTATGAGTGATTTTTTAAAAGACATTATCAAAGATACAGGCAACGAATATGCCACATTAGCAAAAGATGGTGTTGCTGGAGGTGATGTCGATTCGTTTATAGATACAGGCTCATACTCTTTCAATGCTTTATTATCAGGTTCAATTTATGGTGGTTTACCAAACAATCGTATCACAGCAATTGCTGGTGAGGCTGCGACAGGTAAAACATTCTTTGCATTAGGCATAGTAAAAAGTTTTTTAGATAAAGACCCCAACGCAGGTGTTATCTACTTTGAATCAGAAAATGCTATCTCAAAAGACATGATTGAAACTCGTGGTGTAGATAGTAGCAGAATAGTTGTAATGCCAGTTGCAACAGTACAAGAATTTAGAGCACAATCAATTAAAGTAATTGAAAAATACTTAGAACAACCAGAGGCAAGTAGAAAACCTATGATGTTTGTATTAGATAGTTTAGGTATGTTATCTACTACAAAAGAGATGGAAGATACGGCTGCTGGTAAAGAAACAAGAGATATGACAAGAAGTCAAATTGTTAAATCTACTTTCAGAGTATTGACCTTAAAACTAGGTCAAGCAGGTGTTCCCATGATTATGACCAATCATACATATGATGTAATTGGTTCTATGTTCCCACAAAAAGAAATGGGTGGCGGCTCAGGTTTGAAGTACGCTGCTTCATCAATCATCTACCTAGGTAAGAGAAAAGAAAAAGACGGTACCGAAGTAGTTGGTAATATCATTCATTGTAAAAACTTTAAGTCAAGAATAACAAAAGAAAATGCTCAAATTGATGTACGACTATCCTATAAACAAGGTTTAGATAGACATTATGGTCTGTTAGAACTAGGTGAAGAGTGTGGTGTATTTAAAAAGGTATCTACCAGATATGAAATGCCAGATGGCACAAAGGTATTTGGTAAGTCTATCAATACAGAGCCAGAAAAATATTTTACAAATGAGGTATTAGATAAGATTGATGAGTACACAAAAAAGAAATTCACATACGGACAAGACGAAGATTAGAAGATATACCTTTGCTCAGAAAGAGGGCACAGATTATTCTTGTATCAAGTTGACAGAGGGTAAATTCAAAGATGTAATTTACCATTACGGTAGAGTTGCGTTTGCGCCTGATTCCGAAGAACAACCTGACGGCAAGTTGCCAATGAAGTTTGACTATACAGTTGACAAAAATCCTAATGACCTGGATTTGCTTGACAATTCTGAGTTTATAGAGTATATTGGTGACATATTATTAGAACTACTGGAAGAGAAATTAAAAGATGGTACAGCAATCACGAATTGAAAATACAATACTAGGCAGCCTCTTCTATAAAGAGGATTATACTAGAAAAGTTTTACCTTTTATCAAAGAAGAATACTTTGGTAATCGTGTTGAACAATTATTATTTGGTGAAGTATTTAAATTTATTGAGAAGTATAATAATCTTCCGACTAAAGACGCCATTTTAATCGAACTTAATAATAGAAGAGATATTAATGAAGAAGAACTACAACATCTAAAAGATTATGTTGTTGCAGTAGAAGATAGTGAGGCAGATGAACAATGGTTATTAGAAACTACAGAGAAGTTTTGTAAAGACCGTGCCGTTCACAATGCAGTATTAAGTGGTATCAAAATACTTGATAACAAAGATAAGAAACAAACCCCTGAGGCAATACCACATATCTTATCAGAGGCATTAGCTGTATCATTTGACAAGTCAGTTGGTCACGATTATATTGAAGACGCAGAAGCCAGATTTAAATTCTACCACACAAAAGAAAAAAGATATCAATTTGATTTAGATTATATGAATAGAATCACCAAAGGTGGTGTTCCTAGTAAGACATTGAATATTGCCCTTGCAGGTACAGGTGTTGGTAAATCATTATTCATGTGTCATGTTGCTTCAAGTTATTTACTACAAGGTCTAAATGTATTGTATATTACATTAGAGATGGCAGAGGAAAGAATTGCAGAAAGAATTGACGCCAACTTATTAGATGTTACAATGGAAGACCTACATGATATGCCTAAACAATTGTATGATGGCAAGATTAAAAAGTTGAGAGAAAAAACACAAGGTCAACTTATTGTCAAAGAATATCCAACGGCGTCTGCTCATGCAGGCCATTTTAAATCGTTGATTAATGAATTAGCTCTAAAGAAATCCTTTAGACCTGATGTCATCTTTATTGATTACTTGAACATTTGTGCTTCAAGTAGATTTAAAGGTGGTAATATTTCGTCTTACTTTTATATTAAAGCAATTGCTGAAGAACTAAGAGGTTTGGCTGTAGAACAAAATGTACCAATCTTTAGTGCGACACAAACAACCAGAACAGGTTTTGTGAGTACAGATATTGGTCTTGAAGATACTTCCGAATCTTTTGGTCTTCCGGCAACTGCTGACTTTATGTTTGCCTTGATGTCAAATGAAGAACTAGAGGCTTTAGGTCAGATGAAAGTAAAACAGTTGAAGAATAGATACAATGACCCAAGCGTAAACAGAGCATTCATTATTGGTGTTGACAGAGCCAAAATGAGATTGTATGATGTACAACAAGCAAGTCAAAACATAGTCGACTCAGGTCAAGTAGAAGAGAAAGAGGACGCTTACAATAAGTTTAGTGATTTTAAACTATAATGAATAGAAATTTAGAACATTACTCCAGATTATATAGAAACTTCTTAACAAAAGAAGAATGTGAAAATGCAATTAACGATTCAAAAAATATAAATTTTACACAACATACATTTTATAACTCATATACAGGTGAAAAAACAGCAAGGTCTGGTGATAAAGAGTTAGATGTATCGTGGGATAAAACAACATCTACAGATTTGATTATGAAAAAACTCTGGCAAAAAATTAAAGACTATCAAAACGAATTGAATTTTGATTGGTTTAATCGTTGGGACGGATACACACAAATAAGATATAACAAATATTCAGAAACTAGAGAAATGGCATTACATTGTGACCATATAAAATCAATATTTGAAGGTAAAAGAAAAGGTATACCTACATTAAGTCTTCTAGGTTTATTAAATGATGACTTTGAAGGTGGTGATTTTGTTATGTGGGATAAAGATGTGATAGATTTAAAACAAGGAGATTTATTAATATTTCCTAGTAACTTTATGTATCCCCATAAAGTAGAACCAGTTAAGAAAGGGACTAGACATTCATTTATAAGTTGGGTATGGTAAAGAATAAAACACAAAAGGTAAGATTTCACAAAGGCGATAAGAGGCCAGGTAATACATTGGGACACAAAAAATTGAGTTATACAGTAGAAATGATTAAAGAAGGCCGTAAGATTTTATGGCATGTAATAGAACAACCAACAAACAATGTAGTTGGTAAATACTTCTTTGAAGATGACGCACAAGAGTTAGCAGACTTTCAAAATAAAAATAAAGTCTGGCAGGTAAATGGAGGAATACCTAGATTCCTCTGGAATTATATGGCTGGTTCCTACAGCTAGTTGCCAAATGTTCCTAAATAGTGTAAGGAGTATTAAATGGCAGAAATTAAATTTGACGATTTACTAAAAGAGTTTGCAGGTACAACTGTACCTAGATGGACAGCTCTAGTTAGTAAGATTGCAAGTAATGATAAATTTACCATAAACAAAACAAATACAGAGGTTACTCTAAAGTATCTTTCAAAAGAACTTGAAGGATTGTTTAAAGACGGTAAAATTACCACTATACAAAATAATTATAGAGGTAAACCATTATTCAAAGCCAGTAATGGTGCTGAATTAAAACTATCAGACCTATTTAAATCCTCAGATTTTGGTGGTGGTAAAGGTTCAGGTGGTGGCGCTGAAGAAACTGAACGAAATGAATCAGCACAATGTTTATATGCAGGTCTTGTTTACTATGTTTACAAGAAGAAAATGAATATAAACAAAACTCCTAGTAAAAAAGATTTTGTAGAAGCTTTCAAACATTGTGATGTGTCTGCTAAGTTTGAAGATTTATTAGACTTACCATATCATTGGCATTACTCATCTATATTAGGTGCAAACAAACTTTTTGAAACATGTAAAGGCGTCTATGAATTTCATAGAGGTTCATCTACGGTAGATTTAATTGAAAATAAATTTAAAGATATAAACCGTATAGAAAAGGCATTTGGTAATTTAAACAAATGGTCGCCTGCTGATATATA